TTGGATTGACTGAAATCCACTTCTTTAGAATACTTTGTAATGGCTTAGGTATCAATACTTCTTGTTTGCCGTAAGTTTTTGCCGTCTTATATGAGTTGAAGATTAATTTAGTCTTATCCAAATAATTGTCTTTGTCTTTGTCAGCATCTTTGATATGGAAATCACAATAATCTTTACTGCGTCTGGGTGGGATAAACATACCTCCCAAAAGAGACATAATAATGTATTGTTGTATATCTTGGAGTTCAGCAGGTTTCAAATCCTTCTTCTTGTATAGTAGGTCAGCATTTCTCTTAAGGTTTTCCCAAACTTCCTTAACTTGTGCGGAATTAACCCAACTCGCTTCCTGTTCTGGTGTCTTCTCTTGCTTCTGGATTTCTTTATTGTAGTTATTGACGTCTTCCATCATCTTCTTTCGGTATTCAGCATTGTCGGTAATTATTACTAAACTACTCAGCACTGTCTTTCTTTTGTTGGACGGCAAATCTTCTAAATGTTTTAATATCTTTTCAACATCCCCAAACTTTTCAAAGTTCATATCTCCTTCTTTGCCGAAGACACTATGATAAAGGTTCTTGAGAATTGATGCATAAGTTGTAATTGACGATTTAGACAGCGTAGGTCTCTTGCTATGGATATACTCTTTTAAGTCAGGCATTTATATTATTTAGAAAGAAATTAATTTTAGGAATTTTATTTAATTGTTAATATTAATTAATATATTACAAAAAAGAGTTTAAAGACCATATAATATTATTTCTTATAAACAATGACGACAATACGAAGTTTAAAAAATGACCTCACATATGGTATGAAACGAGAAGAAGAAGTATTTCCTTTAATACAACACAACTGGAAGGATGAGGTTAATATATTGAATACGAAGATAAGGTTTAAGAACGAATATCATAAATATGACTTTGAGAGCGATGGTGGTAGTATCTGGGAGGTTAAAAGCAGACGCAATAAGAAAAATGCGTATCCAACTACCATCATACCATTCCACAAGACAATGACAACAGAGAAACCATATTACTTCGTTTTTAATTTCACTGACAAATGCTGTTATATTGAGTATGACGCAGAAAAATTCAAGACCTTTAGCACTCGTATGATAAGTTGTTTTAGACAGGGTGCATCGTCTGCCCCAATACTTCACTATGAAATTCCCATTGAATTGCTTACAGATATGATACCTTTAACCGAAAGTTAAGGATTTATACACATTTAACCAAGAATTACGTTAATTCTTTACTTTCATAATAAATTATTATGATTAATGATTAATAAAATGCATTTTATTAATGTTTTAAACACTTTTACGCTGTATAATATGATGATTAATCTTAAAAATCATATTATACACCCTTTATTTGGTTATTAATCTTAATAATCAGTTTTTCCCTTGAATACCTTTAGCCCAAACATATATAAATTCCTTGTAGTTTTCATTCTTGGTTCTTTTTGATTTATAAAGAGGTATGAAAATATCCGCTTTACCTAATACCTTTATACATACATTATCATAAACTTCTTTTGGAACATTAAGACAATAATGTCCGCCAGTTTTCAAATACTTAAATGTTTGGGTAAATAATGGTTCATAAAAATCTTTATTCCAAGTTGCTTTATCCATATTAGGTTGTCCGCTATATCTTTCAATATTATAGTAAGGAGGCGAAGTTAAAACTAAATCATACACTATTTTGCTATAATCAACCTCTAACGCACTTTTAAATATAAGTTTAATGTTTGTCGTTGAATGTTCTTTTAATACTTTTACCATTTCATTATAAGGCTGTTCTAATTTTTTATTAAGGTCTATACCAGTATAAGAATTTATATTCAAAGCACAAGCACCTACTAATCTGCCACCCCAGCCCATAGTAAAATCTAAAATATTTTTTGGTTTAAACTTACAATATATTTCCATAGCAATAATGGGTTTAAAAATATTAACTGCCCCAAAGTATAAATTGAATAAACGAAACCATATTTGTAAAGGAGTATAGTTAGGGTTTTCTTTATGGTAGTATTTAAAAAATTTAATAACATAATTCTTTTTTTCGTATGTTGATTTCTTTTCCCAAAAATCAAAAAAATTCATTTTCCCCCTTCCTTTGGTTTCTAATTTTTCCAACATAATAAAGTAATCAACAAAGTCCGCACCTACTCTACTACCTTTACTTATTTCATTTATATTATTACAATCTATTTTTTTTAATTTTTCAAAATCCTCAACCGCATCTTCTTCTGTTAATGGTTTTAATTTATTTACAAGACCTTTTTTTTCTTTAATACTTAAACCCATACCTTCTTTTTTTACTGAGGGAGAAGTAGAACCCTCAATTAGTTTTTTTCATAGTATATATCGCCAACAATACTACCCTTAAGTTTCATATCAGGATGTTCTTGTGTAGGAACTGTGATTTTTTTTTCTTTCGGTTCTTTTTTAGCCTTTTTTTCCGCTGTCCCCTTTTTCGCTCTAATTTTTGCCATATGCGCCTTTGCTTCTTTTGAACCCTTTTTTAACCCTCTACCATCAAAAGAAGTATCGTTTTGAATACCTAAACTTCTGTCAATCTGTTGTCCTGCATAAGCACCACCTGCAGACCCAACAATTCCTCCCAGTGGTCCTCCTAATGCTGAACCCATAGCACCTCCTAATGCTGATGTAGTTGCTGGTATAACGTAATGACCTACAACCTTTGCGTCTTGTTCTACTGTGGGAAGTGCTTTTGCTACTCCATTTTTAGACGGATTAAACGCCTTATTGAATGCCTGCCCGATTTTTGACAGTTTTCCACCTTTGATATGAACGATATGGGTTTCGTCATCGCTATCACTTCCACTATCTCCAGCGTCTATGTAATGGTGATGAATTCCTAAACCTAAACCACCTCCAGCGTATAATCCACAGCCTGAAGATGCATATAATCCTAAACCCAATCCACCGCCTCTCATAGAGTTTTTATTAACTTGGTCTATAGAAGATGTTCCAGATTTGACTAAAGGTTGGATTTCTCTTCTTGCAATGTCAGGCATAGGTGTTGAAGGTGTGATAATAGCACCTCCTCTCATTCCTCGTATTTTCGCCATATGCTCTTTCGCTTCTTTGCTACCTTTTACAAACTTTGGCATTATATTATTGGATGATATTTTATTTTTCTTTTTGTATGCAATTACTAATATTATTCCACTTTTACCAAGAGTTTTATTCTTGTATGTAGTATAACCCTTCTTCTCTATTGTCTGTGGATTTATTTGCCTAAACCTATACGTATTCTCGGTATCATCAACCTTTGGATGTTTATACTTGTGTTCTCTCAACCATTTTTTTGCAGTCTTGATAGTATGTTTATCTTTGTGAAAGATGACCGATTGAACTATACTATTAATACCACCTCCTTCAATAGTTCCATCTTCTTCAGCGTCGCTATCTGTATCACTATCATCATCGCCATCGCTCTCACCATTCATATTAATGTTTATATCTCCACCTGTCATCCTTTCGGTTTTTAAATGCAAATTAAGCGCATTTGATAACTTCTTCATTTCCTTATTATCCTTTGCAAAATGACTAATAATTTTATCAGTAAGACCAGCACCTGTCGTAATTTCATTAACCTTACCACCGATATCAGTAATAGTATTACTTAACTTACGTAGTCCTGTCATATTACCAAACAACTGCTTGGTATCCTGTTTAACAAACTCTCTATCTTGTTGATTACCAATATTACTACCATTAAGTATAGCCAATATAAAGTCTTGACAATTATTATCTCTCGCAGAATACCTAAAGAACTTATCTCCTTGTATCTTTCTCGCATTATCCAAAATAGTATCTGGAGTTAAGTTCTCTGGTATGTTTTGGATTGGTTGTGTTTGGGTGTTCGCTGGTATCGCTGGGTCAATATCACTATTGATTACTTCATTTTTTTCTAAACTAATTATCGTTCCGTCGTCTAATTCACATCTTAAAAATAAATGGAATAATGTGTCGTAGGGCGAGTTCTTAAGATTTTTACCAAATGCACCACCTGATGCGAGTGATAATGCATTTGTTAATACGCTTGGGACTGGCGTTCTACCAATAACCATAGATGTGATAATAGTCTCACCATACTGGTTCAATACGTTTCGCACTTTTGGAGGATAATCATTTCTGCCATTAATAACAACGTTGGCATACTGCTCCACTTTTTTACCAACATTTTTAGCAGTGGAAACTACCTTATTACCTATACTCTTAATGTTGTCTAAAATACCCATACCCTTTGCTTCTTGTTTTTTCCTTGTTGCGTAATCTCTTTTAGATTTACGTATTGCTTCTAATCGGTCTTCAGCATTTTGATGTTTTGTATATTGTCTTTTAGTAGATACAGGAGAGGTATGTGATACTATCTCATTAGTTAAGGTATCAGGTGATACAGTAGTTTTTTTTGCTTCTTTTTTGCTCTTTTTGCGTTCTTTATTAATTCTTATGTTCTCTGGGAGACGCTCTGGTCTGCCTCTCTCTTTGTTTCTAAATGGTTTTGACATAGGAACATTAACAACATCTTTACCTTTATGTGTTTCAACTACCTTAAAGTGTGTGTCAATGATACTTCTATCTTTTTTGTTAAACATACTCAATGGTATATGTTCGGTGCTGTTCTCCATAATAATCATATTCTCAATTGGTTTTCTTACGAGACGTATAGATGGTGTTCCACCTCGTTGGGATAAGTTTCTTGAATGAGTTAATGGATTAACCAACCTATACGATACCTTGCCTAACTTACTTGTATGTTTAGTTGCATAAAACTCAGGAACAGCAATACTCTGTTTTGCCATCATTGGTATATCAACAGTAGTTTCAGTATTCCTTTTTCTTATACCTTTGTTTGGATTAGGTGGTTTTGGATTTGGATTGACTTTTTTATTTTGGCGTATCTTCGCCATATGTGCTTTCGCTTCTTCACTTCCTTTTGCAAATCTCGGCATAGTATATAATATTGTTAGATAATATTATTTACCAGAGTATATTTCTACTTAAGTTATTGGGACTATACTTATTATGTTTCCAATCTCCTCGCATAAATAATGTGCGTTGTAGGTAATTATGTCGCCTTACTGGGTCTTTATGTTTGGTAAAGTCTTCATAACCCATTTGACCGAAATGTATCCACTTGTTAGTATGAGGGTCTAATACCATATACTTCTTCTTGGGATTAGTTGATAACTGTATTTCAACATTATCTCCTAAATATTCTTTCGCTTTCTTAAAGACCTTTGTAGGATTTGAATATTCTAATATATCTTTGTCGTTGTTAGGTATAGATATACCCTTACCTTCAAACTTGGGAAGATTATAATCCCCCTTAATAATCTGTTTTAGGGCAATTTGACTTTTCAAATTTTTATTATTTATTTCGTCCTCAGTTAAAGGAGTATGTTTGTTTATCCGTTTGGTTGGTCTATATACGGGATATGACTTATTTCCTATATCCGCCCATTCCTCCTTATACCATCGCTTAAGATTTCTCGGTTGCTTGTCATCGCTGTATGTTCCTCCTTGTTGTTTGTAAGTCTTCACAATAAATCCGCTCTTGTATGCACTTGGTTTTTTATAAATCGTATCAGCGTATTGTTTAACCTTATTGTAAAGGTCTTGGTTGTTTATTGTTGGCATATATATAATTAAGATTTTTTAATATTTCCGTATGGTTTAAGGTTATATATGAAGTTGCGTTTCTTCTTTTGTGTTCTCTCAGTAATTGTGAAGTGTTGCTCCATACCTTTACCTTGTTCTATTAAATAGTTAGCATACTCCTCAAATGTTGCAGGTGTATCCTTATCAAACCCTTTAAAAATCGCCCAAGTCTTAACCTCTTCTAATGTTATGTTGTATGTTAGATTTCCCCCATATATTGTCATAAGGAATTCTGCATACTTTCCATATTGGTAAGTCTTGTAGTGATATTTTTCGTTCTTTCTGCCTTTGTTTGTTATCTTCAAAATACCTGCTTTAAACCCGTTATCTAATGCTAACTTTGCGATTTTGTCAATTGTTAATACATTATCACTAAAATTCCAACCTCCCTTTTCATTTTCATTATCACTTACGGTCCAAGTAGGATGATGTGCGGTCAATCCTCTATTTGATGCCTTTTTTGTGCCTCTATCCCATTTCTTTAGGTATAATAGACTGGAATTTGATATTATTGAACGTTCATAATTCAAGATTTTTTTAACTCCTCTTATTTTAATTGTGTGATGTGGTAAATTACCCATCAATCCAGAGTATCCATCTCGCCAACCTTCCCAGCAAATAAAAAACCCGTCTTGTTTTGTTTTTTTATCCCAGTTAGTTTTATTAAACTCAGCGTATCCACTGAAATAATGTTTTACGATATCCTCTTCATCTTTAACCTCTTCATAACTTGGGTGGTTAAGCATTCCAATCTTATTTGTTAATGCGATTTTTTTGTGGTATTTTGAAATGTATATTGTGTGGTAGCATTTGCCAGTGTATTTGGGTTCATAATCCAAATTTCCTGAGTAGCGAGAGAACAATCCTCTTCTAATCTTAATTGCATCTTTAAACTCAATGTGGAAAAGATTTGATGTGCGTTTGAGTATGTATGAGTTGGGTGCTTGGACTATCTCCCCTACAACCTCTTTAAACAACTCGGTGAAGGTTTCAACAGGTTGTGTATTTATAACAACTACCTTTTCAACTGGTTTGATAACCTTCTTTAAGAATTTTCCTTTGTTTATCTTTGGGACTGTTTGTCTAAACTCTTGCCAAAGGTCTTCAAGGATTTGTATCTCTTCAGGCAATAACTGATGTTTAAAACGGTTTATCATTTGTTTTTTATTTTTTGGTAAAGGGTCGTTTTTATAATAATTGTTTTCCTCGTCCCATTTCTCCAACCTATACTCAACACCTGTAAGGAATTGAGTATAGGTTTCATTACCAAACATCAGTTGGGAGCAAGGTCTTCGTATTCTGCATATCTGCTCCAGTGGTTGCTCGTCATCCTCCTCAACTGGTTCTTCAACTTGTTCCTCAACTTCTTCAACTTCTTCAACTTGTTCCTCAACTTCTTCAACTTCTTCAACTGGTTCTTCAACTTGTTCCTCAACTTCTTCAACTTCTTCAACTTCTTCAACTTCCACTTCAAAAAGGTCATCATATTGCTGTAGGTTTCTTAACTGAAATGTTAGACTGTTAATCATTGCGTCGCAGTTAATAAGGGTGTATAGGATTTGACTACTCATTGTTTTTTTTATAAAATATATTAGTATAAACCTTTAAGTTGATTTTTTAAAATTTATGTATATTATTAATTTTTATAAATAACGAAATGCCTAAAGATATTAAAAAGTTGTATAAAGATTTTTTAATTGTGTGATTAGGTCAAAAGTAGAAAAGTAGCAAACTGGGGCAGTGTTTTCATAGATTTTCTGGTAGGATTTTCAAAATTTTTGGAAATCATTTTTTTTTTAAAATCCCCCACAGAAATCTTCAAAAAAACTGCCCCAGTTTTCTACTTTTCTACCGCCTTATAGAGAGTATCTCCAACAGACCCTTTCTAAATCTTTTTTCAGCACCTTCCTCCATATCAATAACAAGAGGACTGAACTTTTCCATAGTTGCATATTCGTATAGTTGTATAAGTTCTTCTTTGGATATACCTAAACCAAATTCACTCAGTATCATATTAACCTCTCGGTTGCCACTCAATTTCAAGAGAACCATATACGAGCAGTTATTACGGATTATTTTAGGGATTTTGAAATATGACTGACTTATGAAGATAACCGAACAATTGAGTTTCCTCGCCCTTATGTAGTAGTTCTCAACCATACTCAAGTCTTTACTTAAGACCAAGTCATCCCATACCACCAAATGATTTTTTTCCTTGTCAAAGTCATCCAGTTTAGGAGTATTACTTAATCCTTCCTTTATTACGATTTGGTCGCACTTTGAGGTAATCCACTTGTATAATGGTTCATCCTTATTACGAGTAATAATCGTAATTGTGCTAAACGTCCCTTTATCTCCGCAACTAAATACCTTCAGTAGATTAACCAGAAAGTTGGTTTTACCAGAACCAGATGGTGCTACTACACACATCCTAAAAGGTAATTTGAAATTATGCAGATGGAAGTTGGGATTATCAACCTTGTCTAAAAACTCTTTTGGTATCCTCTCATACATATTAACAATCTTACCACCATCTATATCTTTGTCTTTTTTTTTTGGAGGCATACTATTAATATTGATTGAGAAAATTAATTTCTATCCTTAATTATATAATGAGCGGACAAGGAATATCAGCACCACCTCCAAGTGAGAACTTACCTACATTTGACAGTAGCGTTTTTATAGTTAATAATGCACCTATCACTGCTACAACAGGATTGACGTATTTTCTTGGGTATCCAGACGCACAGGGAACAGAAAACCTACAGACTATTAATGTAGGAGGAGTTGCAACCTTTTACAATGATATTGTTATGATTGGAACTGGTGATAGTATAACCTTTCCAGATGGTTCAATTCAAACAGTTGCTTATACTGGGGGAGTTGCTGGTGATGCTTTACTCGCTGGTGGGACTACCGCTGTCCCTCAAACCTTTACTGGTGTAAATGTTATGAATGATTTATCAATTGGTAATACAACGAATAGCACTATTATAGGATTAAGGTGTAATATTGGAGGCGAACAATTGGAAGTTGCTGGATATTTATCAGTTGGAAATTATACTAATGCTTATCTTACTCAAATAGGTAGTGATATTACAACGGAAGGTCAATTAGATATTGAAGGTTCGCTTCTAATTGGAAATAATCAAGTTGGGAGTGGTAATTATAATGGAGTTCTTTTAAATAGTGATACGACAAATAATAATCAATTGAATATAAATGGTTCAGTATCAATAGGAAACACTACAAATGCTTATAAGGTTTTACTTCAAAGCGACGCTACTAATTTAAATCAATTAGATTTAAAAGGAAGCACTTTAGGACTGGGAAATACTACAGATACAAACTTAGTGGTTTTATCTTCTAATGTTGGTTCCACTACTGGTTTAGATGTGTTTGGTGATTTATTTATATTTAATCCAAGTGCTACAAAAGTTATTCAATTAACATCAAATACTACAACAAGTCATCAATTAGATTTAAACGGACAATTAACTATTGGAAATACTGCTTTAAATGGAAATAAAATTCTTTTAAGGTGCGATACGACAATTAATAATCAATTAGATATAAATGGTAATGTATTAACAAATGGATTATTAAAATCCAGTTTAACAACAGCACCAACAACAACAAATCTTCAAATAGGGGAATATACATTTTACTCGGTTGGTGGTCTTCCTTATTTGGCGACAAATCCAACTGGAACATCAGTAATTTCAACGAAACTGACTGGAGTATTAGCAACCTATACCAGTAATGCTTTTAATCCTCTTTCTTCCCCTTATGTTTGGAATTTTACTGGTATAAGTAATTCATTAGGAAATCAAGTGAATTGGATGCTTTTTCCTAATACTGCTTCGGCAACTACTGGTGCTTCTACAATTTATACATCAGCAACATCTCCTCCTTGGATAGTCCCATCAGGTCTTACAAACTATCTTTTTGGATTTGGAACTGCTATTCAAATACCTTATCTATATAATAATGGAACAACAACAACTTCTCAACCAACATATTATCCTACTGCTACTACTGCTTTGGGTGGTTTTACTATAAATGCTGTCGCTGACCTTAATGTTCCTACATCTTCTTTCCAAGTAAATTTAACCAGCACTGCTAATACTCAATGGACGGCAGGGACTACTTTGACTTTAGTTATTTTTGGAACAAATTAAAATCTGTATATATATAAATGAGTATTACAAACACCTCAAATTTAATCCCTTCCAATTTATATGGTAAGAGTGTTAATGACGAAGTAAGTATTGAAATTACACCGAATGGTATTGTTTTAGGAGGTGATTTGACAACTACACCTATTACAGCAACTATATCCCAAAGTGGTATTATAACTAATAATCCTACTGGGTTCAATATATTAAGTTCTTTGAATTTGAACTCAAATGATATTACGAATGTTGATACTATTAGCGGAGCAACTGGATTTGATTTGAATTTAAGTTCTTCCAGTCAAATTGTTCTTACCTCAACAGATAATACTAATATAAATACGAGTGCTGGGATTAATTTGAATGCGAGTGATTATATACAATTAATTGCTACAAATGATTTCATTAATATTACTGCCGATGACGATATAACCTTAACTTCTAATTCTTTGAACGTTCATCTACAAGCATACGACCATATTTTAATGAACGCTCCTTATTCTTTGTTTTCTAATATTGCTGGTAGTTCTACAACAATATATCCTACCAGTATCGTAATAGATGATACTAACTCATCACCCCCAACTCAAACAACAATAGCGAGTAATGTTTGTCTTATTGATAATTACCATAGAGATTATCAAGTAAAATCAACATACGCTTCTTTAAGTGGTTCTACAAGTTGTTATATTCAAAATGGCGTCTGTGCGAGAGACAAAGGAATTGGTTATACTATTACTGGTCCACCAGCAAATTTTAATGTATATTATGAAATCAAACCTTTTTTCCTTCCTTACGATAATTGTAAATACAGAATGAATATTTCAATTCAATTAAACCAATTTGGAGGAGGTAATCAGGACAAAGAAAATCAGTTTTATTTTGAGTTATATGACCCTACTGCTGGAAGTGTTATTGAAGGGTTTGTATTTAATAATGCCTTTCCATATTCAACTTTTATAGGAATGCCTCAAAGTGGAGATAGTGTAATGAACTTTTCGTATGTTGATTATTATGATTTAACACCCTTTCCTCCTTTGGTAAATGGTGAGGTATGGGTTAGATTTTATGGTGCTGGTAATGGAACAAGCGGACAATTAAGGTATTTTGTTTCTTTTGATAGGATAGAGTTATAATTAATCTTACTTAATTATATAAGATGCTGAGCGAAGTGTTTTGGTCTTTCTTTCTAACATCTACAATTGGATGTATAATGGGAATATTAAGAATGATTTATAAATCCAAATGTAAAAATTGCTCTTTTTGTGGTATTAAAGTTGAACGAGATATTGAAGCAGAAGAACATATAGACGCATTAGATATTGAACGCAGTAAGGCATTAGGAAATAATAGTTTAGACGTCAGCGACAAGTAATTATTTTCTTTAAATTATTAAAAATATTAATAAAATATATAAGAAATTATTTTATAAAACTGATTTAAAGGTATATATGATTGAATACTATAAACAAATGCAACAAACAAACTCAATCCAAAACTCCAAGAAAATGCAAACTGAACTCAAGGCGGAAATCTACAACAAATCTTTTTACCACCATCCATACCACATTGAATGCGGAAACTTACACTCTTATTCAGTAATCAAGTTTATACTGGAGTTAATTCATAACGAGAATGGTATTAAAGCGTTTGACACCCATTTATATCCAGATGATATCCACATAGAACAATACCCAAATGGTGTTCCCTACTATGGTATTACGATACCAAATGATAAGTTTGACGAAACAAAAGAAGAAAGTTATACCAACAGTAGGATGATTAAATATGAAGTATTGATGGAAAACGAACAAAAAATTGAAGAACGCCTTGAAGAAACTATTGCAGAAAATATATGCGCCACCTGCCCTACATTCTTATTGGGTTGCATAAAACCAAATACGTTTAAGGAAGTAAATGAAATAGAGGGAGAAGAACCAGAACAAAGACCTCCTCCTGAGACTGTTTATCATAACGATGAGTGTCCTGTTTGTCTTGGAGAATACGATGATGACGTAGTCAAAAAAGTTGCAAGTTGCGGACATTGTTTATGTAATGATTGTTGGGTTGGTATTCTTACAAGAGATAACAGCAAATGTCCTCAGTGCAGGATGGAATGGGATGAAGAAAATGGGTTAGCACATATAGAGACAATCCCATACGAGGTGGAAGATATAATTGAGTTATGCCAAAATGAAAACACTGAGGTATTATTTGAAATCTTGGATATGAGACAGGTTGTAGATACGGTTCTACTTCTACAAGAGGCAAATACGCTTCTTGGGTTTGATTATGAAGGAGACCTTATTGAAGGTGAATTACTTCCAGAGGAATACTCAAGTATGTTTGAACTCCCTGACTACAGAATATTCATAAGGAAGGCATAAGAATACTCATTCAAATAGTTTTTATAAGGTAAGTCAGTAGTAGTTTTTAGAAAGTGTCATTTTTTTTCGTATAAACCAAAAATCTTCAAAAAGGACCGCACAGGTTTTCTACCCAGACCATAAGGTTAGGGTTGGTATTTATTTCTCTTACCTAATTACATAACAAAAGTAGTCCTATTATATTATTATTTTTTAAAAGTAGAAAAGTAGCAAACTGGTGCAGTGTTTTCATAGATTTTCTGGCAGGATTTTTCAAAATTTTTGAATTTCACTTTTTTTTAAAAATCCCCCACAGAAATCTTCAAAAAAGGCGCACAGGTTTGCTACTTTTCTACTTTTTTGATTTGTAATCAACCGAGGTATTAGTTTGTTATGTAATTAGGTAAGAGTTTTATGATACACAACAACCCTTATGGTCTTGGTAGAAAACCTGTGCGGTATTTTTGGGAAATTAAATTAGAGCAAATTAATATAAACAATCTTTATAAAAAACAATATAAAGAAATAATATAATACAGTATAATATAAAAATGCAAAACACTATTGAACCTCAGCCCAAGAAGGACAAGACAACTTATATGAGAGAGTATAAGCGAGAGCAATACAAGAAGAACCCAACCCAGATTAAGGAAAAGAACAAGGCATACTATTATAAGTATAAGTATAACATCTCTGTTGATGACGCACATAAATACGATTTACTGCTTCCCAATATTGTTAGATTAAGGAAGGAGATTGACGATATCATTGCGAAAAAACCTGAATTGATTAATGACCTTTTAATGCCGTATTTAATTAAAAATGAAATCCCATTAATTTCACCTAATTCCCCTCAACTGATTTTATAAGAAATCTTTAGGGATTTATTTAGGGATTTTTGGAAATTAAGTTATTTATAAAAAAAAATAATATATATTCAAAAAAAACCACTTAAAGAGTTTATACCGTATTATAATATAAAAAATGCAATCCCCTGAAAACGAAAAAATGCCAACAACCTTCAAATGGTCTCTTAACAAGTGCGTATTTGCTGACACAATTTTCCATAAGAAAAAAATGATGGAGTATTGCGAGATTAAGCAAGTATATGGGTTCATTAAAAACAATATGGGAATATCATTTCAAGGTGTTAAAAAGTTTGAGTATATTTGCGTCAAGGACAAAACCGAGCAGGAACAGATGGAACGCTTCAAAGATTTGTATAACCGCCAAACTAACTCGTTCTCAACTGCCTTTTTCCTGCCGAAACATAAATGGGGTAGGATTGTCCCTGCAAATGATTACCTATCGTTATCCATAATGTGCCGAATAACAAGACACTCACTATGCGATGGTATTTATATGGATATTGATATGATAAACGCCCAACCCACTATCTTATTTGAAGTTGCAAAACAAAACGAGAAGACCTTAGAATGGGTTGCTGAATATATTAAGAAACCAAAGGAATACCGAGACCTTATTATGAAGCACCACAAGACTACTAAGGACTGCGCGAAATGCTTACCCATTACTATTATGATGGGTGGAACATACAACGGTTGGATTAAGGAATGGGATATCCAAGAAAACACAGAACCAGAGAACCAACTCGGCGACATAAAAAAAATGGAAAAGGAACTTAAGGATATTATTGATATCGTATATGCATTTAACCAACACATTAAAAAGGACGTATTAAAACAAGACCCGCACAAATGGAATACCGACAACGAGGCAAAGCGAGGTGTTATGGGATTATGGTGTCAATCGGTTGAGCGGTTATTACAGGAAGATGTTATCCAGTGGTTAGTTGATAACAAAAAGTTGGAGATTGAAAAAATAGTCCCCTGTCAAGATGGGTTTATGATTTTGAAAGAGGTTTGGTATGATGGTATTGTTGAGGATTGCAATAAAGTCTTAAAAGACAAATACAATTTTGATATTAAGTTTTTGAATAAACCATTTGATGAGAAGATTGAAATCCCATTGGTTGAAGATAGCAAGGATGCAGATGAATGGGAAGACTTATTGTCTGGTAAAAAACTTGGCGACACCTTTATTGAAGTGTTTGGAGACTATGTTGTTAAATACAAAAACGGGGTATATGTGTATTATAACAATAGATGGTTTGACGAGACAGATGCAAAAAAAAGACACAAACTAACCTTATTCATCAGTGAAAAGTTATATGACAATCGCAAGGAAGGTATTATGAATGAGATTGCTTTGAAAGCAAAGGAAAAAACAACATTGCTGAAACTGTTAAGGTATAAGACCTCATCAAATGCAGGAATGACAGAAATCACAACACATATATTAGCGAGTGCAAAAGAGAACGAGGAGGATTTCAATTCAAAACCATATCTTCTGGGATTTAATAACGGAGTGTATGACTTGGATAAGGCTGAGTTTAGAGGATACAGGTTTGACGACTATATCACTATGACGACAAAATACGATTACAAAGATATTGATTATGGTTATGATTACGACGCAAGTGGCAATACAACAACCGATTTTTTAAGCAAGGGTGAAAACGGTGAATACATTTATGAGATATCACAGGCGGACATTGACAATTGGACTTCTAACAGAGAAATCAAAGACGAATTGGTAAAGGTGTTTGACACAATCCACCCAGACCCAGAAGTATTATTACTATTCTTTCAAACTCTCGCAAGTGGTCTGGATGGGAGAGCATACCAAAAGTTATTCTTATTCAACGGGCAGGGTGGAAATGGAAAAGGTTTAACTGGTAGCCTTATGGATACAGTCTTAGGCGATTATTACCATCAACCAACAAATGGTATTCTAAAAGATGCCGAAAAAGCAAACACCCCATCCCCCGATATGATTAATTTGAAAAATAAAAGATATATCAATTTCAAGGAGGTTGCTGGTGCTATTAGAGTTGCGACGTTGAGAAATTTGACGGGTGGCGGTAAGTTCAGTGGTAGGTATTTGAACCAAAACACAGAGTTTTTTCATATGACCGCAACCTTTGTTATGGAGTTCAACACATCTCCAGACTTGGACGGAAAGCCACAGCGAGCAGATTATAGGCGGTTGGTTGATATGCTTTTCCCTGTCAATTTTACTGATGACCCTACGAAAATTGACAAGACGATTGGAGGTGTATTGTTTAAACAGGCAAACTCGTATTATGAGACACAAGAGTTTTTATCAAAATCTAAAATGGTGTTCTTACATATGTTGTTGAAGGTATATGCAACCTATAGAGATACAAAAAAGAATACTGGTATGCAATTCACTATACCAGAAAGCGTAAGGTTGAGAACTGAGAAGTTTATTGAAAATCAAAACTTGTTTCAAAAGGTATTCAATAGTTGCTGGGGTAAGGTTGAAGTCAATTACAACAGTAAAGAAGACGTTGAAGCAAAAACCACCCAAGTTAAAAACATATGGGAGAGCATCACAATGAGTGAAGAATACAAAAACCTAACATACCGAGAAAAACGACAGTATGGGCGGGATGAGTTTTACAAGTGGATTGAGGGATTATTCAAAATAGAAGGCAACAGCAAAACAGGTAAGATAATTATAGGTGTATCCAGAATAACAGATTGCGATATAGAGGTAGAAGATGAACCGCAGTGTATCATACCATTCCCATAATTTAATAATTAATATTGGATTTTTTTTCTTTGAGTATAATATAAATGGCCGAAATGTTTAGCGAAGTATCAACCCCATTACACTATGACCCAACTCCAATCTTAACCATACCACCAGATGAACCAGAACCTGCCCTATCGGCAGAACAAACCATTTTTTTATTGAAACGTCAAAAAGCGCAAAAGTGTAAGGTTATTGCATTAGATAGGATGAACCTACATCCCATTACAACTAATGTAGGCAATCTTCAGTGTAGGCAAAAGGCACAGTTATTAAAAGACGTTCAAGAACTTATGGAGAAACCCAATGATGAGATTACAGAAGAGTTTAACAACATTTGTTTAGACAAGGTATTCACCGACGACTATACTACATTCCCAGTTTATAAGAAATCAATACCCATACCTATATAATTAAGATATGGAATAATCAAAAGTCTTTATATAGTATTATAATTAAAATATTATCTTTAACTATAATATAATGAGCGGACAACCAAATATCAACCCTACGGATGCTTCCAAGTTTAGACAGCAATACTTAGCAAACCTTTCGCTTCAAGCAAACCTTAACGACCAGAACCTTCAAGCAAATAAGATTTATAAGAAGACTGGTATAACACCCACCCAACCAACTGATACGAGAACAACCGCTGAAAAACTCGCCGACGTTGAGCGTTTGAAAATAGACGTTAGAGGACAACTGTCTCAAATTGCAGACGGACAAAATGCAGATAGTATAGTCAATCAATTAGACCCTTATGAACTTCAATTCCTCGCCCAACATATTGAAGAGATTGTTAAGGATATTAAACCCAAATACAAGTATGGCGTAGAGGCAGATATATTCGTTCCATACTTACAAGCATATATGGATAGAGCAATAAATACGAATGAGGTTAGTTTTGGATTACAGCAACAAATGGGTAGAGATATCCTTATGGGAGTGGAACAGATACAGAGGGATATGGTTAGTGGTAGAATGTTGGCGGATTTGGGAGATGCAATTGTTGCGTCTAATGCAGTAATGAACCGAGGTTTAAGTCAAAAGTTATTTAGGGATATCCAATACCTTAACTCTTTATTACCAAGCAGGGATTTTATTATTGAAATCGCCCAAATTCAAGATGCTAACACAAGAGCAACAGCACAACAAGCATTGAACGGTGCGTTTCAAACCTTTCCTACCAATCAAATGATAATACCTATACTACAACAGTTGCAAGTAGGTTTAGCGAGGAGAGACGGTCCATATCTTGACAGAATAGGGCAACAATTAGACCAATTATTGGCGGTTGAACCAGCAACAGCAGACCAAGTTAGACTACTGCGTAGATTATTAGAAGAACAAGGAAGTGCAGGTGGATCAAGTGCAGAACCTGCAAAACAAGGAGGTCCTCCACCAAGAGCAATAAACTCATTATCTGGAGAACAAAAGACAGAACTACGCCGAATATATACACCGAGTGATGGTTTTGGTGCTAACCCTACAAGACAAACGTTGAAAGATTATATTCAGGCAATGAAGACAAACTCTGGTAATCTTTTTACATACAAAGAAATAGGATTAGATAGTGGTATTAAACCATCTTATAAATTTGAGACATTACATTCAGCAATTGCCAGACTGAATGAAAGGGTTGCAATGCAAATTGAAGATGCCGACAATAGACTACCAAGAGGTAGAACTGCTAACGGAAGAGGATTAAGCAAACAAATCAAGGTAATCAAGGGCAATGGATTAGCATACTATAAGGCAAGACCATTAGAGTTGGATAGTTCAACTGGTATTATGCCACAGAATAAGTATGTTCCGTTTGGAAGATACGCAATTGATACACACAGATTAAATGACGATATTATTGCACTGAAGAGAGGTAAAGGTATTAATGTGTCTGGGTTTCCAGTTGTAAGAGTATCTAAACATTTAGGAGCAATTGTAAGGGATATAGTTGGTGGAGGACAACCACAATACCATCACTTAACTATGTTAGACGAGGACGAGAAGGCATACCTTCATAAGATAGCAAAGAGTAGTGATATTTTAAGCAGACTGTCAATACCAACTCCAAACAAAAGTGATGACGACAAGGATATTAATCAGTTTGAGGTGATGAAAGGCGAAATCCTTAATGGTAATGATAATGCCGATATGATAAGACGTTTTAAGTTATTGATTACCAAATTAATAAACAAAGGTCTTCTACCAAGAGGACAAGCAAAGGAATTACTTTTGGAACTTGCATCCCTTGGATATTAAAATCTCAATATAATATATAATGAGTTATTCTTATGCATACAACCCGATTGTAGCCAATCCAGAGATTTCAAAACATATACCACAGATGCAGAGCGGGGGGTTTCAAAAACCTTTTTTCTTTGGCGGTTCTCAAGTGCCGACAGACCTTTTTATGTCAAGTCGTCAATATAATGGTTCATCTGGTGCGGGATTTCATAAAGGTTCTCCATCAATAACACATTTAGGAGATATGGACTTTACTGCCAAAAAAGGATTACAATCAAAGACACATTTAGGAGATATGGACTTTACTACTAAGAAGGGCGATATGGTGTTCCATAGAAAAGGACACAATATTAAGTTGCCTCATACATTACCATTTGAAAAATAAAATATTTAATAAATATATAATGAGAGTTGTAGTATTAAATAGCACAAATATAGTTCCTAACGGAGAAAACAATTCCTTGATATACAAGTTTCCCAACTCTGTATTATTTAAAGGTAATTCAATCGCAGTATCGTCTGTGTCAATGTATTATTCTTGGTTTAATATCAGTGCATCACAGCAAAACAATACCTTTACATACACTTGGGTTAATGGTGCGGTTTCAACAACCTACACCGTAGTTATACCAGATGGTTTGTATGAGATAAGCGACTTAAACCTATACCTTCAGTTCATCTTTATACAGAACGGCAATTATTTGGTTGATACTGCTGGTAAAAATGTATATTATGCTGAGTTTTTATTAAATCCTACAAGGTATGCGGTTCAAGTGAATACGTATTATGTTCCTACGTCAGCACAAGCAGTAGTATTAGGATACACTGCCCCTGCTGGGTTTGCTGGATTTCCAACGGTTAGTTATAATCCTATTATCACCTTTCCAGCATTCTTTAACAATATTGTAGGATTTTTTGCTGGATACGCTACGCCTGATAATACAGCGAATGCTTATGTGCCACCTGCAGGTCAAACCCTCATTACAAAAAATAATAATGGGACTATTAGTTGTCTTTCAACACAAGCACCAAACGTCCAACCTAATTCCAGTATATACTTTTCTTTAAGTAATATTAATAATCCATACTCGTCCCCGTCTTCAATAATATACGCTTTAGTGCCAACAGGAGGTGTAGGAACTTTAATCGCTGAACGTCCTCCTCAATTTGCTTGGAATAAATTAATTGACGGGACGTATAATGAACTGCGATTGCAATTTTTAGGAACAAATTTTCAACCTATACAAATCAATGACCCGCAAATGACTATTATGTTGGTTATTAAGGAAGGTGAGGAGTATGGTGGAAAATAATATATAACACTTAATTATATATGTCATTTACGAGCGATATCACCGACCAGTATTTAGACAAGGTATATGATGACTTCCAAAAAGAGCAACAGAAACTAATACAAGACATTAAGTCGGGTTGTGATGGTGTTAAGGAAGCGGAAAACCAAAAACAATTCACAATGCTTAATACTATAATGATGAATGTTTTGAGATTGAGAAACTTAAGGAAAAAAATCAAACAACGTTTAGACGGTTGCTGAATTTTAAATCTTTAGTAATAGTATAATGAGAACTATACATAAAGCATTTATGCCAATGAGTAATGGAACTCTGCGGTTATCAACCAGACAACACATCAACGGCCGAGGTAATGGTTCAGTGCTTTTGAATTTAGGAGGAGCAGGTGGAGGAAGTAGTTATAGCAGTGTGGATGACTATATTAATACCACTGGCATCAACCCATATGTTCCGTCCAATATTATCGGTGGAAGTTTAGGGAGAAGTAAAAGTTCAATGAACGCCAAGTTGGAGAATTTATTGGTAAAATCCTCAAAGGGTAAAAAAGAGAAGAATATCAACTTCAATCTTTAGGGAATTCTGGGTTTTTTTTTTATCTTTCAATATATTATATAATGAGTTGCGACAAATTAGTATTTGACCTTTCACAGGAAATTGACGGTTCTCCAAATGTGTTCGTTAAAAAGGATTGGTTAAATATTCTTGATAACCAAAATCAAAATTATGGTGCAAACCAGAGCGTAATTGATACTTCTCAGTTATCAAACAGTAATAAATACCTGTCATACAGAGAGGGATACCTACTTTGCCCTATGTTGCTTACCTTAACTACTGATGCAGTCTTTAACCCAGCAACGGCAGGAACTTCAAGCGATTATGCTATTGGTTTGAAGAATTGGTTTGGTAGCATCATCCACAGTTTCACACTTGACTACAACGGAACAACTATCATCCAGCAGACGCCCTTCGTAAATATGTGGAATTCTTTCAAACTGATGACGTCTCTTTCTTGGAATGATGTTATTACACAAGGTTCAACGATTGGGTTTTACCCAGATGACCCTCTTGCTTGGGCGTATTACACCGCCGTAAGCACATCAGGTCAAGGAACTGTTAATAACGCCAATTCACCTGCGAATGCAACAGTCCAAACCGCTATTACGACTTCTTTTAACCGTTATACGGCTGCCACTGGTAATATTGGGTTTGCAAAAAGACAACAGTATATCAACTTTGACCCTCAAGGTAATCCAGGCGATACTCAATACGGTGTTTTGTTTCCAGTCCTTGCCTGTAATAACCTTTGGAAGTCTTATATATTTGTCAAGCAGAATGGAGATGGTGCTGGTGTTGCTGGTATTTTGGAAATCGCTATTACTGCTACAATTTATTTGAAACATCTTCATTCATTTTTCCAGATGGTTCCGCTTCTTAAGGGTGTGTTTATGAAGATGACACTCAACTTGAATAACACCACTGTAGCATTTACTACGGCAGGAGCACCACTTGTTTCAAATACTCTTGTTGCTGTTAATAACGCAGTAGGTGGTGTTTGCCCTATTATGATTGCGTCTTCCGCCCCCGCCCAAGGTGGTGCTAATTTGTCTGCGGGAAATTACGTCGCAACACTATCAGTTGGTGGCAATGCAACTAATACAGCAGTTGCTTCTCTTGGTGGATATCAACGAAGTCCTCTCGCACAGAGTATTTACTTATACGTTCCAGCATATACTTTCAATCCTGTCTTTGAACAAGCGTATATCTCATCTCCAGTTAAGCAGATTAATTATACAGATGTGTATCAGTATCAGGTTCTTAATATTGGTGCTAACAGCGGACAGTTCAATAACTTATTGACGAATGGTATTGCTAATGTCAAGTCAATCCTTATCCTCCCATTTTACTCAGCAACTGGTGGAGCAACAGGTCTTCCTGCTGGTATCCCAGTGTATCAGTCTCCATTTGACCCTGCTGGGTGTGGTTGCACTTCTCCGCTTACACTTCTTACCAATTTCAATGTGGTAGTAAGCGGACAGAACGCAATTTACAATACCCAGCGATATTCTTTTGAACAGTTCAACAACCAACTTTACGGAGCGAATGCTGTTAATGGTGGTATGACAGATGGTCTTACGTCTTCCCTTATCAACTCTCTTGGGTTTGAAATGGAATACTGCTACTTCTATGTCAATATTTCAAGAATGCTTCCAGTTGAGGAGAGTGTGCCAAAGAGTATCCAAGTTATTGGAACTAACAACACAGGTAAGGCGCTTGACTTATGGTGCTTTATTGAATACGGAGTTGAAGTTTCGGTTGATATCCTAACTGGTTCAAGAGTTTAATAATCAAATAAAGCAAAAAAGTAGTTTATTTATTGTTAATATTTAGGCGTTATTTTTTTCTCCGTATAGTATATAAATGCCTCACCATATAATCCACATATCGGCATCACCGAAACAGTTGTCTAAACTACGAAACGGACACAAGGTTAGAATTAAACCAGCGATAGAAGGTGAAGGTTTCAATCTACTCGTAGATCCTTCAAGGTTAAATCTTATGACGAGAACCTTTAACAGGGGTAAAGGTGTTGAGATATCACTAACACCAAAAGAAATCGCAGTTAATCAAGAAGCAACACCACAAATGCAGGGGTCTGGTATTTTTGGTAAGAAGTTTGACAATTTTTTAGAAAAAAATGGTATGAAAGAGATTGCATACAAATTGGGAGATGCTTCCAAACCTGCTGTAAAGGCATTACTATTAGGAGGGTTAGGTGCTGGTGCTACTGCCCTTGCTGGAACAGAAACCGTCGCATCAGGTGGTTTGGGAGCAGGTGCAATTCCTTTGATTTATGGGACTGCTGGTTCTTTAGGAGCATTGGCAAACGATTATCTGGATAATCCTTCAAAATACCAAACACATCGCCAAACTCGTAATAATGTCGGTGGTCAAATTAACCGTATTGCGTCATCTACACTCGCAGGTCAAGTGGAGCAGAATGATTTACTTAACCATATGAACCAACAGTTAGGAACAAAATACGGCGCACTGTCTCAGGCAAATATTGCAAACGCTGACGCACAAAAGATGAGGGGTGCTATGGCTGTAAATAGAATTGCAACTTTAGACAATACTTACAATGCGGGGATTGATAATGGTTATGGTCCAACAAATTCCATTGACCCTTTTGCAATGGTTGGAGGTTCTTTAAGAAGCAGAAGAGAGCGGGGGTCAATTGGTAAAGTTGGTTCATTCGTAGGAGCACAAACCCATCTACCACCAGCATTGAAATCTCAACCATTCAGTGCTAACTTTCAATTCCAACATACTCTACCGCCAGCCTACCAACGCTTTAGTAAAGGTGGAGGACTTTTTGTATAATTTAATAATTAAGATTAATTGTAAAATTATTATCTCAGGATAGTATATAATATGCTTACTGATACTCAAATTAAGGTTTTATCCAAAAAGATGAACTTCCCATTGGCGTCTGTATGCTTTAAAGACGAATTACCAAAGGTATTACAATATAATACAGCGTATGTAATTAATTTAGATAACTCTTTAGACGAAGAGGGAAATGAAAACGAAGGGTCTCATTGGACTTGCTTACAGGTTAATAAGTATCCAAACGGACAAATAGAACCCATCTTCTTTGACCCATATGGAGCACCTCCAAGTGAAAGTATTAAGAAGTTTGTCAAAGATAACTGTAGTAAATATTTACCATACACCACAAAGGATATACAGTCATTAATGAATAACGCTTGTGGATTTTATGTATGTGCTTTTTTGCATTACATTAATTCTTGGGAACATAGATGTAAAGACCTGTATAATGATGTGGAAATGTTTATGCATTATTTTGATGACCTTAACACAAGTATAGACTGGAAGAAGAACGAATACATATTAAAGATGTTTTTTCAATCCCAAGACCCGTCAAAGAGAACAGAGATTGATGTGCTGTCAAATAAGATTACAGATGAAGATGGAGAAGGTAGGGGTCTTGATATTATGAAGATACCAGTTTCTACAAAGTTAATGGGTAAGTAATTTAGTGCAATTTGATATAAGTGTCAGCCATATTAATACTGCTTCCCATACTTGTCATATCGTTTGAAAGTTTCTTTTCCTCTTCACTATGCTTTGAAAACTTATCAGTTAGAAACGTATGACGCAATTGATTAACGCCAACCTTCTTATCAAATAGTTTATTCAGTCTCTGGTTTAATTTAACTGATGATAATGGGTTCATATACGCATCAAATAGTAATGTCTTGGTTGGATTGACTGAAATCCACTTCTTTAGAATACTTTGTAATGGCTTAGGTATCACTACTTCTTGTTTGCCGTAAGTTTTTGCCGTCTTATACGAGTTGAAGATTAATTTAGTCTTATCTAAA